GCGTCTTGGTGACATCGGTGAGAATCACAGTCGGCTGCATGGTTAGGTCTCGTTCAGGTAGGTGCGGAAGATCGCCACGTTCTCCTGCACCTTCACGCCTTCGATCTCTTGGTCCTTCAGCACGACGGTCTCGTCGTAGAACACCTGACCGGCCTGCTCGTAGCCCGTGACCGTGATCGTCTGGTCTTTCAACAGCTCAATCACTTTGGCGAGGATGGTCTGCCCCTGCTTCTCGCCCTGGTATTGCGTGAGCGCATGAACGCGGATGTTGACCTCCGGCATCCCGCCACGGCCGAACCCGCGCACATCACGCGGCTCCTGCACCTCGAACCACACCAGCGGATACGTGGGGTTGCGCGGGATGTCGTCGTAAATCCGCGTGCCCACGAGCGCATTCAGGCCCGCCACGTTGAGCAGCGCGTAAAGGGCGGCAGAGAGGGGCGACAGGGACAGGTACGCCATCACTGCACCACCGCACAGGTGAGGAGCAGCCCCTGCCGATCTGGCTCAGGCTGCACCCCGAGGATCTGCAACGTCACCGCCGCCATATCCGCCGGCCACTGCGGCGTCCAGAGCACCGTCTGTCCCGCGTTCACACCAGACCGGGCGCGGATGCGGAACTGATACTGCGCGTGCGAACCGACTGACTCGGCCTGCAGCAGCTCCGTCGCGCCTCGCACGATCAACTCGCCGCGCACGGTCGCCACGGTCGTCGGGCTCACCGTCGTGGTGCCGCCCTGCCCGTCCGAGACACCCGTCGCGGATTGGATGGTCAGCCGCTCGCGCAGGACGCCGGCCCTTACCACTGCGGCCCCCGCACGAACAGCCGATGGGGCGCACACAGCGCCTCAGCCGCGAATGGCACATCGGCCGCGATGGTGCCCACCACGGAGTTCTCGCGGTTGGCATACCAGTGCCCGACGAGCATCTGCACCGCCTGCACCAGCGCCGGGGGCACACTCGCCACGTCCGACACGCCGACCACGTATTCGATCTGCACCGCGTCATCGCGCACGTAGACGGACGGCCAGACTTGCCCATCCACCAACGTGAGACAGGCGGGCTCCGAGAACGCCGCCGTCGTATAGACCGACGACGAAAGAGTCGTGAGCGTGTTCGTGGTGTCGTAATACTTGACGTGCGTAATCGAGGCGAGCGGGGCCGCGTAGGGCAACCACACCCGCGTCGGGAAGTCCGGCAGGCTCATCTGCCACGTCTGCGTCATGAGCGGACGGCCGGTGTAGTCTTCGACCCAGCTTCGCGCCGCCGCGATATACGCGGCCAACACGCCGTCCTCATCCACGACATCCGGCTCGATGCGGCACTGCACCTTGGCAAGCGCCAGATCGACCGGCTCGATGGTCGGCGCGGTTTTCAGCGTGTAATTCATGCCGCACGCCTCCGACGCTTTCCGGTCTCAGGCGGCACGACAGCAGACACGTCACGAACGGGGGCGGCCACCACGGCCGCCGCCCATCCAGTCGCAATCAAGCTCTCAGCCACGACGGGCGGCAGGTCTGCGACCTGCCCCATCGTGAACACCCGAGCGCGGCCCGCGTCAGCCATTTCCAGACGAGGGCGGAGGATCGTGACGGTCATCGGCCTAGCTAGCCGCCTGCACGACAGCCTGACGCGACGGCTTCTCGAGGATGCAGCACGCCGCCAGCACCGCCGCCGAGGCGTTGTTCGCCGGGGTGATGGTGAGGCGCGTGTAGCGTTTCGAGCCGACGTAGCCGAGCTTGCGGACTTCGTTGTCGTCGTCGAACTGGAAGCCCGCCGCCGTCTCCGGGGCCGAGGACGACTGCGACACCATGTCCGCATCCGCCACGACGTTGGAGCCCGAGAGGCCGGAATCGTCCGACTCTTCGAGGAGGACCGTAAACGTCACGTCCGCATCGGCCAGCGAGCCGGTGAGGATGACGTAGGTGGCCGCATCAAACGCCTGATGGTCGATGATCTGCCCCACCTGGGCGGTGTTGTCGGCCACCGAGACGGGCGAGAGCACCCGCTTGACCTGCTTGCTGTTCGTCATGTCGCGCATGTTCGTAGGCTCCTTACGAGAACTTCAGGAACTTCATCGCGTTGAAGTTCACGACGTCGCCGCCCACGCGCTTGGTGCTGTAGAACTCGACGTAGGGCTTCGACGAGTAGGGGTCGCGCAGCGTGCGGATGCCGATGCGGTCGACGATCTGGTAGGTCTCGCGCATGTCGCCGTAGGCGATGCCGAGCGCACCCGTGGTCGTGTAGGACACCATGTCCTCGAAGAGCACAATGTCGCGGCCGAGCACGCTGCCCGCCGTGGTGCCCGAGAAGTCCGGCACGAACACGAACTTGCCGGCGCTCGACGCATCCGTGAGCTGGCGAACGCCAGCCACGGTCGTGCGGTTCATGAACCACTTCGCGTTGGCGCTGTAGGCTGGGTTCAGCTTGTGCTGCACCTGGATCAGCTTCTGGAGGCCAGCCGGGTCCGTGCCGAAGCTGCCGTTGCTGCCCGTGGCGACGTGCTCGAACTCACCCCAGGTGCGCGAGGCGTCCGCCGTCGCCGCCGTGGTGTAGCTCGCAAAGCCACGCGGCTTGGCGATGCCGTTGCCGGTGACGAACGCGGCGTTCTCCGAGCGGCCGAACTGATCCGCCACCTTGCCCATCAGCCACGCTTCGATGTCCACGGCGGAGTCGTCGAGCAGCTTCTGGGTGGCCTTCGGCTTGGCGTACAGCTCGTGCGCGACGATGCGCCACTGGCCGAGCTGGGGCGTGTTGGTTTCCGACCGCGAACCGGCCTCACCAACCCACGAGGCCGACGCCTCGCCGTTGTCGATCAGCCCTTCGAGGGCGTCGGTCGAGATGGTGATCTGCGCCGCGTGCTGGCGCATCGGGCTCGTCTCGTAGATGCGCGAGACGATGCGGCCCTTGGGGTCGGCTTCCACCGTGTAGCCGCCATCCGGGTCGCTGCCGACCGAGAGGGCGCGCTGTTCGAGGGCGCGCAGGCCGTCCTCGTTGCCACGGCGGATGTAGTTGGTGAGCTTGGCGCGGTATTCGCGCAGCTCGGCCGACTCGCCGTCCTTCTTGCTGGGGCCGGTGAAGGCGAGCGCGTCAATGCGCGACCGCATCTCCGCCAGCGCCGCATCGCGCTTGACTTCCTTGGCGGTGATGTCGGCGTTCAGCGCTTCGATCTTCGACGTGATGAGCGGGTCAACGGCACCCGTCGCGGCCTGTTCGGCCTTCTGCGTCAGCGTCTGCTGAAGCTCGGTGTAACCACGGCCGATCTCATCGATCAGGCCCTTCACTTCTGCGTCCATGTGCGGGGACTCCCGAGAGGACTGATCGCAAGGCGATCAACGCTTCTCGATTGCCCTCGTCATGGCGTCCCGCAATGACGGTAGGGGTAGGGGTGATGGCCTCTGCGTCACACAGAAGCCGCTTGTAACAAGTGGCGATCACGCGCTTCGACTCCGCTCGTGAGAGTCCGGCGTCTCGCCGGAGCCATTCCTCGAACTCGCGCTCGTCGGGCCATTCGCCCGCCGCACGCACCGAGGTCACACGAGCCGGATCGTTCGCGGGGAACGTCACCAGCGACACTTCCCACAGATCAACATCGGTCAGCGTTCGCACGCCAGACTCGTCGTCAATCTGCGACTTGCGCGTCACGAAGCCAATCGACAGGCCGGACAGCGCACCTTCCTTCAGGGCTTCATACGCCTGCGGGCCACGACCCGTGGTCAGGAGCTTGCCCTTGACGAGCAGGCCGGTCTCGTCTTCCGCCATCTCCGTCCACACGCCCACGGGTTCGTCCGGGTTGTGCTGCCAGAGCATCGCGGGCATCCGGCCCTTGCCCTTCCATTCCTTCAGCGACCGCTTGAACGCGCCACGCTTCACCGTGTCCGCGTAGCTGTCCAGCGTGCCGAAGACGCTGCCATAGCCCTCGAACGTGCGGGCGTCGTCGTCGATGCTGCGGACTTCAAGGGCTACCGCCAGCCGGGTGCGTTCGCTCATACCGTGGCCTCCGCCCCCGTGGTGTCGTCTGCGTTGCCGTCGTTCTGGTCGCTCGGCGTATCAGGCGTATCGACCTGCGTCAGCGGCGCGAGATTCAACTGCCGCCAGTAGGTATCGC